GGGATCGAACCATTCACAGGCTGATCCACCGGCACAACCGGCATGATCGGAATGCCATCAGGGAAGAGACTTCCTACGCAAGGATGCGTGCTATATCCCAACAAGGGAGGGCACGCGATGAGACTCGACGATTTTTTGACACAGATCTACGTTCCGCTGAAACTCCGCGGCCGGAGCCAAGAATCGATTCGGCTTCTACGGCATGCGATCAATCAGTTTTCGCGGTGGCTCGGGCGTCCAGCGGTGCTCGAGGACTTTGACGACCTGGTGGTGAGCCAGTTTCTCACCAAGCGCGGCGAGAAGCTCGCTCCGGAGTCCGTGGCCAGAGAGAGGTCTGGTTTACTTGCACTGTGGAATCTTGCGCAGGCCCGCGGCATGGTGCGGCTGCGGCCGTGCGTGTCGAGCGAGGTTGTTCCTGAGCGGACGCCGCGGGCACTCACGGAGGAAGAGCTCGCCCGGCTGTTTGCTGTGGCTGGCCGCAGCACGGGGTGGGTGGGCCCGGTGCCCGCGAAGATCTTTTTCCCGACGCTGATTGCTGTGCTCTTCTACTCGGGAGAGCGGATCACGGCGACGCTGTCGATCGCCCGCAACAACTACCGACGGCCGTGGCTGATCGTGCCGCCGCACACCCGCAAGGGCAAGAGACAGGAGCGCGTCTACGAACTGCCGCCGTGGGTCTGCGACATGATCGACGAGATGCTCACGTACCACCGGGCGGAGCGGGTGTTCTTCTGGGGCGCGACGATGACGGCCCTCCGGAAACGCTGGAAGACGCTGACGCGGCGGGCCGGGCTCGGCGATGGTAGGGATATGCAATTTCACGTCCTCCGCAAATCAACCGCCAGCCATCTGGACGCCGCCGGTGGAGACGCGACTTCTTACCTGGGGCATTCCTCAGATTCGATCACGCGAGAGAGCTATTTAGATCCCAGGATCACGGGCGCGAGAAAGCCAAAGCCCTGGGAACTGCTCCCGACGATCAGGCCCGACGACAATCCTTCGCCGGTTTCAAAATCGGCGGTGGTGCGGTAGGTTGAAACCCCCAATCGGAGGACACTATGCGAACCATTGTCGCGGTTTTGGCCGTCGTGTTGCTTGGGCAGATGACCACGGAGGATCGAGCTGAGCGGCTTGCCAAGATGGCCCAGCGGATCGACGTGCAGGCGGCCGCCGGGGAGGTCGGCGAGTGGCAAAACGTGCTGCGGTATGCGCTCGCAAACCGAAACGCCGATTTAGCGAAGAAAGCCCGCGAGGGCGTCAAGAATGCGAAACGCGATTTCGCAAAAGCCAAAGACCGAAGCGCGCGGTCATACATGGACCGCGCCAGGCGTGCCGTCGAGGACGAGGATCGTCCCGACCAGAACCCGGGCAACCGCGTCAGCGGCGAGAACCTGACCGCCGGCGAATGGGCATTGGAGAGGATTCGGTACGCTGGCCCGGCCTTTATTTGCGGAGCGATCCTCGAAGATGACATCGGAGGAGTGCCCGTACTGACGATCGCCGTCGGTAATCGGAGCGATCGCACGATCGATGCCTACGATGTCGAAATCGAATGCTGGAACGCGTTTGACGAACCGGTTGGAGCCGGCGGCGACAACGTCATGGGAGGCACTTGCCAGACCCCGCTCTCGGAATCGGAGATAGCGACGGCGAAGTGGAGTTTATTCGGTCACCAGACTGCCACGCGCGTTACCGTTCGCATCACGCGCATCAAGCCCGCCTACGGGAACATCTGGGAGCAGACCCGCGAGGAAGCCGAGCGGGCGCCGGGGGCCATCGTTACGGCGACGATGCGGCGGTGACGGTCTTCGATCGTATCACGGCTTGCCGGTGATCGCGTCTAGGCTACGTCGGCGAACACTTTTGCAGCGATCGCCCCCAGGACCGCCGGCGTCGGCCGGATCGCCTCGTCGACCGTCAGGAGCCTGTCCCCCGGCATCAGCGAGACGAGCTCGTCGTCGGCGTAGGGAGACCGCTGATACCACTGGCGGGTGAGGCGGCAGACGCCGTACCAGGCGAGGTACACGTTCGCGGCCCGGTGATACCAGTCGAGCTCAAGGCCGAGCCCCGGCTTCGCGGCGAGCTCGGCCAGAACCATCGTCTCGCACTCCCGCTCACACTCCAAGATCATCCGGATCGAGTCGTCGCGTTGTTGCGGTGTCATCTCAACGACCCCCTGGAGCCACGCGTCAAAGAGGTACCAGGCACAACAGTCACCGCCAAGGCGGGCCGTCCACGTTGGCGAGTTGGCCCGCCACTGCCGGTAGTGCTGGTGTTCGTGGATGAACACCGAGAGCCAGACCTGAGATGAGACGGCTTTCGCTACGAAGAAGATCGGACCGTCCTCGTCGAAGTAACCGCCCAACTTTCCGCCGTAGCCAACGCCGTCCTCGTCGGCGAGAGTCACCTTTACGCCGGTCGCCTGCATCTCTGCCATCGCGGCGACGACGTAGGCGGCCGCCTCAGTTGTCAGTCCTTCGACCATAGGTCACCCCGCGGCAGTTTGTAGAACGCGATGACGGACACGAAGACGATGTTCGCGGTGTAGTTGACGATCAGCGGCCATTCGCTCATCGGGGCAACGTAGGCCAGCGTGAGGATTTCGCCGATGCCCCACATCGTGATGAACCCCCACGAAACGCCGGCCGATGAACCGGTGCGATACGACTGCACGGCCTGAGGAAGCCCGCAAAACGCAAGCAGCACGGCACCGATCCAGCCGATCGTTTCGGAGGTCATGCCGTCTGCCTCTCTGGGCGCGGGTGGATACCGGCGAGGCCGACGACGGCTTCGAGCCCCCGCCAGAACCCGAGCATGGAAAGAGTGGGGTTCAACCAATCGGACATGACGCAGAAATCGGTGGAGAAGGGGCTGGAGTGGTGCGCGGCGTGCCCGTCGGGCGAGGAAAGCACCCCGAGGAGCTGGAGTCCGCGGATCGGCCGGGAGCAGCGCTGGTGGGCCCATCCGTGGATTTCGTTGGCCTGGGTAGCGAATGCCGCGGCCATGGCCAGCCAGTGCTGCCCGAGGGCCAGGGCCACGATCGCGATGGCGGCCGTTGGCATGAAGGTGGTCCAGTTGCGTTCCCAGTAGCTGCCATGGAGAAACGCGCGGGGCTCGGAATGGTGGCGAATGTTGGGCGCCACGACATGCGGGCCCAGGATCGGCCAGGAGGGGTTTCCGTAGCGGTCCTCCCACCAGTGGACGATCCCGGTCGCCAGGTCGGCCGCGAGCCACGCAGAGAGGATGTAGGCGGCGATCATACGGATTGCTCCAAGTAGGCCGTCCAGGCCCCGAGCACGCGGCGGCGGAGCTCTTCGACCGTGCCGTCGTTTGTGATGACGGCATCGCAATCCTCCGGGCCGATCTGGTGGTCGCTTGTGTGCGAGCCGCGATTCAAACCAGGCCTGTCGATCCACCACACCTCCCCGCCGCGGTCACGGATGGCCGCGACTTCGTTGGGGAATCGAGTTCCGCAGATCGCGAACACGTTTGCCCAGCGCGACGCCTGGAGCCTGTCGATGCGGAGCATCGTCAGCCGCACCCACAGGTCGGGATGCACAAGCTCGCGGCCCCACTCCGTGCCCAGGGTGCGGAGCAGCTGCCGCGGCACGAGCTCGAGGCCCCCGGCCGGGATGCCGGTCTCTTTCTGGGTCCGGTCGCGGAGGATGTCTTCGTCGATGTCGAACATCGCCGCGATCCCGCGGTAGATGGGATCGGCCCATTGGATGTGCCGCGCCCCCGGCACCAGCGATGCCGCGAGCGTCTTGCCAGAGCCGATCGAGCCGGCGAGCCCTACGATCAGCATGCCGCGGTCTCCTTCATCGTGTCGAGCCATCGCTTCAAGTCCCAGAACTCATAAAACACGGGCCGCCCGAGCGACATGAACAGCCGCACCTCCGCATCTGCCCCGCTCGACTCATGCTGGTCGTAGTCGATCACGGCGTCGGTGGCCGTCAGCCGCAGACAGGCATCGCAGCGGCGGATGATCTCGTTGTCGTAGTCGACCCAATCGCGGTAGGGCCGCGGGTTGTGCAAGTGCTGAAAGTGAGACCAAAGCGGCGCGATGGGAATCACGCCCAGGTCGTAGAGACAGTCCCACATCCGCATCTGAAACCGCGTGTTGATTGCGGCGTCACCCTTGGTGTAGGGGCTCGCGATGTAGACCCACGGGCGGCTCATGATTGCCTCACCTTGCCGCCTGCGATGCGGAAGTTCTCCACGTCGAACTGGCCGTCGGCGTCGACCCGCACGATCGCGGCGCCGTGGTTCCACTTGTTGAGCCGGGCGTACTCCGGGTGCAGATCGCAGAGGCACCCGGTGCTCCAGCAAAACACCTCGCGGCCCCACATGTCGGGTTCGCAATGGCCGCTCGTGCGGTGGCCGTGCCCTTCAAGCACGGTGTGATGGAGCCGCAGGAATGCCCCCCGGGCCTGGTTGACGGGCGCTGAGATCCCCGAGCCCTTTTCGTGACCGTGAAGCAACGGGAGCTTGCCGGCCAGGATCGGCCGCTTGTCCCCGACCAGGGCGATGCCGTGGCGGTCGAGCTGGAGCCAGTTGTCGAGCCCCATGATCGGGTCGTCGCTGATCTCCGGGGCGTGCTGGCGAAGCCACAAGTCCCACCTCTCCTCATGGTTTCCCTTTTTCAATACGATCGGAATCTCGGGAAACTCTGCACGCATCCAGGCCAGCAGCTGCCGCTGCGATTCGACCTCCGCTTTGAAGTTTCGTTTGCGAGGGTCTTTGTCCCACCGCGAGATCGAGTAGAAGTCGCCGATGTCGCCGTTCAGCACAAGGGCGTCGATTCGCGACTCCTTACAGTGCTCGACCGCAAGCCTCAGAGCTGTCTCGTCGTGGTAGGGAACATGGATGTCCGAAAGCACTCCGATCGCGCCCGTCACCTCGAGCACGTAGGGCTCCCACGACTCGGCCCGGCTCGCTGGCATCGCGGGTGCTGGTAGTCTCGGTGCGCGGATCGTGGTCGCGCCAGTCCCAGCCAAAACCTTCCGTTTTTTCTTTCCCATCTGACCGAACAGATACCGAATCCTCATGTAGGCCTGTTCAAGCGTGAGCGCCCCGTTTGATTCGTGCTGCAACCGTCGGCCGAGCGTCTTGGCCGGTGCGTCAGGATGGAGCTCTACCAGGCGGCGGGCGATTTTTGTGAGCTCGTCGCCGCCTTGTTTCCCTTTCACTGGCATGCTGCCTCCTTGCGTCAGTTCGGGCCGTTCGATTCCGTTCGCCTGGCACTTCGGATGGTGGGTTTCACGATATTCGCGGAGACCAACTTCGACCACGGGAGAATCGTGCCGCGTGCCTGATTAGATTGGTGATCATTTATTGCGGTTTCTCTACGTTTTTGGACGCGACAGCAACCTCGGCCGGGGCCGTCGTTCCGGGCGGCAGGCCGAGCCATTTCGCACCGGCGGCATTCATGGCCGCCTGACGTTCGGGACAGCCGCAGGGGCCGCCGACGAAAGCCTCTACTCGCTCCTTCGTGATCCCGATCGAGGAGAGGCCCGCGGCGACCATATCGCCTAGGCCGCGCGGCCAAGATTTTTCTGCGGGCGATTCTGCGAGCTGCCCCATGATCGCCGGAAAATCCTCCGCAGTTGGATGCGGAACGAACATTTCCACCACCCGCCCGCTTGCCAGCGGCGGCGCGCAGTTCCTCATTAGGTCAACGATAGCGGTTCGGTATCCGCAAGCCTCGCAAAGCCCGTCGCTATTGAAAACGCAAAGGCTCAAAACTTCACCGTAACCCTACCAAGGTTAACGAAGCCCGATCCGACTTGAAGGCCGTAGTTTTCAAAAACGGCTTCGGTAGAGCCGTCAGAGCAAATCGGAAAGCATCTATTCCCGGTGGGAAACCGTGCAACGTTTGAACTTCCTCCCGAGTAGGCTGATTGAAAAATAATAAACAACGATAAAACGCGAGATTCGCAACCGCAATCGTCGTTAGCGTACCAACCGGATTCGAGAAAGTTCCCTGAAGCGCCCTGACGGAAAACTGTAAACGTAGAAGTTATTCCATCTTTGGTAAATGAGCCTTGATATGTTGTGCGAGCGCCAGCAAAATAGCCGCATGCGCTTGCACTACTCCCGGCCCCGCATGACATCGATACAAGAGGCACGCTATATGAACCGGCGGGGATAGCGTCGTTTGCCTCAATCTTTACGATGACTTCGGACGGCGGGCATTTTCCACCGTTGCAACCCTCCGCCAAAGAATACTGATAACTGGCGTTGCCCCCGCCCGGTGGAGTGCATATTGTTCTAGTCTCTGGTTGATACGTTCCACCCGGCGAGACTGTGGCGAAGTTTCCAAACGTGTATACGTTTGAGTTTATAGCCTGCTCGTATGCGTCTGGATCGCTTTCGTATTGCTGACGGTTCCACATACACGGCGGCTTATCGGAAAAAATCGTTGCCAAAAGGCTTGTCTGGCTTAGGTCGCCCGTCGTTCCGGCTTGAACATAAACCTCCAACCTTGGCGAAGGATCGCACGCACGAAAAATGTATCTAACCTCGCGGCACGGGCGAATCAAAATGGGATCGGACGCATAATATCTATAAGAAGCGTATGCGCCTTGAACCTTTCGCAAGATGATTGGCGATTGTATTCTCGTCAAATAACTATCGCACCCGGAAAGCGTTTTTGCTGGTTGAAGATAGCCAAAAAAGTTTTCTATACACTCCACGCTATTTGGTGGAACGAACGGCGCGTATTTACCAAATGCTTTTGCACCGCTGCCATAAGCTGGGTCGCCAAGCGCTGGCGCTCTCG